CTCATTGATTTTTTCTACTGCAAATCGGCACCTGATAGCAAATGCCGCAGGTGCTGCCAATCCATTGTGCGAGATGCCCATTCGCACAAGGGTGGGAGCCGCAGCCCCTCAGCCACAAGCGCAAGCGCATCGCTCCCACGATAAAGCCGAATCGTATCGGGGCGTGTGGTCGTGCCTTCCCATTTGACCAAAACAAAGCAGGGCCTGCCCGCTAAAGAATGTCGAACCAAAAAAGCCACCTGATGGGGGCGCAGCGCCACCTTCAGCCCACGGGTGACCACTTTGAGTTCCACCAAAACAAACTGATCCCCAATGCCGATCAGCATATCCGGCACGCCCAAATTCACGCGGTTTTCCAGCCGCTCGATGTAGCAGTCCGGCAGGCTTGTCCGGACACGCTGAGAAAACTTACTCTCCGGTGTTGCTGGCATGGTCGATTTCGAAAATGTCCAAAGGCGGCTGCGCCACCCCTGCATCAAACACGGGGTCGGCCTGTTTAGCCACGCTGTCCAAAACCTGACCAGTGTCGGCATCGATCAGGGCGGTCGGGGGAGGCCCGCCGTACAAGCGCTTCAATTCCTCCAACTGGTGTTGCACTTCCTCTTTGCTCATGCTGTCGATCGAACCATGCCGGATTTCCTTGCGCTCCACGTAGATCGTGCCCAAAGCTTGACCCCGCCGGTACTCAGCGGCCACCGCAGCCGAAAAGGCTCCTGCTTCCAAGGCTTTGTCGCGGATGATCTGCAAGTCCCGCATGTGCCGTTCGTAGCTGGTGTTGTACTTCGAGGCCAATTCGGCCCTGTACGCCTGAATTGCAGCCACCACGTGGGGGTACTGCTGGGGGTTGGTCAACTTCCACGCCATGACCGATGCAGAGGTCTCCCTGTACCCTGCGCGGATCGCGGCCTCCTTCAGGGTCACACGGCCATCGCCGGAAACGTACTCTTGCACAAACTTCCATTCTTTCTCATTCAGGACCTTGCGCTGTCTGCGCAGCGGGATCACTTCCCCCGACAGGCGCTGCTTGGCCTTATCAGGAATGACCGGCGGCACGTTCCACACATCCCGTTTGGTCATGCGGTCCTCCACAAGCGCCAGCCGTTCTCCACCTTCCGCAGGGAAAATGCCCACTTGGGTGCATGCAGGCGGCAAAAGTGCGCAGCAGCCACCCTAGCAGAGGCTCCACGGGCCTCTACGGTGAAAAGGATGCTATCCCCTACGTCCATGTCCCGAAACGGGTACGTGGACTTCCTGCGCGGCAGGGGCACACCAGTGTCAATTTTGATCGCCAATTCTTCCATTTTTGTAACGCCCAGAAAGCAGTAGAAACCCTAGTATACAGGTGGTAAGCCAGATGGTCAACCCTCCCGATTTTCAGGGCCATATAGAACTTTTTTCACCAAAAAATAAATTCTGAAATTTTTTTTTCGAAGCGTAGGGACACCCCAGTAAATTACACTGTTTGTAGTACTGTAATGTACTGTGTTCTCATAACCTATTGATTTCATTCACTAATTACGCCATTACGTCTATTACGCCTAATTCTAAAAAAATAAAAATAAAAACTCTTTTTCTTGGAAAAAAGTCTATATAGCACCCCCAAAATGCATAACAATTCCATCTCATATGCCCATTTGCATATAAAAACCCCAAAAACGCCCAAAAACATAGGGTTTACCCTAGTGTCAATTATGCAAATTGACACCCAAAAATAAAGCCCCGCGTAACGCTAAGTAAGCTAGAATAAGCCACGGTCCGCGATCCTCAGCCCTAAAGCAACGCACCGTAACCACCGTAACCACCCCTAACTGAGAAAGGATAGAGCAATGCAAACTCAATTGCCTGAGCAAACAAGCATAGCCGACTTAACGCTGGAATTGCCAGTGCAAGTCCACTATGGCTTGGATAACGAGGGTAAAACCCGCATCACCGCCGTGACCATAACCGTGGGCCGCGAGTCTCTCAACGTCATCCAACTCCTTGGTGAGGATGACTTCTTCGACATCTTCGTCCAGTTGGACGATTGGTATCACGAGGTGTCATGATGGATAACCTTGTCCTATACAACTACAAGCTGGAATGCGGCAACTTCCTTGTTTGCAGCTTTGTCTATGAGCCGCCTGAGCCTGCCACCTTTGACGAACCCGGCTACCCCGGCACGTGGTGCTTGGTCCACGTCTATTGCAACGGCGTGGACATCCGCGAACTCCTGTCCTACGCCGTCATTGAGCACATCAGGGAATGCTCAGAGATCACCTTTGAGATGATGGACGATGGGGAGTATGACCATGAGTGACGTACCTGAGCAGGAATACCTATTTTGGTCGCAGGAGCATGGCGAAGTGTTTCTTTGGGCGCGGGACGAGGCCCACGCCTTCGAGAAGTTTTATGAGATGTACAGCGGCAACGGGGATTACGAGGTTGTCATGGATCGCATAGAGCGTTGCCCCAAGTGCGAATGGCCTTGTGTGGAGATGCGCAATATCAAGGATTCGTGGGGCGCGGACCTGTATTCCTGCCACGTGTGTGATAACTGCGGAGAACAGTTTGGAGGTGACTTGAATGATGCTTAGTTTTGTTCGTTTGTATTTTATGTTCCGGCGCAAGGGATGGGCCTTTGTTCCGGCTGTTAAAGATTCTTGGAGATTAGTGAAATGAAACCTATCAGTACTTGGAATATTTTTGCCCGCATGGGCTTTTTGGAGAAACACGTCAAGTCCTTGAACTTGGACGGGATGAATATGGCGATCCTCGAGGCGCGGCTCGACAACCTGATGGTACGGGTAGCCCGTGGTGAACAGCGGCTCGCTGTCCTGATTGATTCCTTGGCCCCTACGCCGTTGGGCAGGCCCAAAGCGGAGACCACGCCGGATGAGAAGATCAACAAGCGGCGTGAATATGCACGGGAGTATTACTTGCGCAAGAAACGGAAACGGGTTCAGGCAAAAGTTGCATCGCTTTCCGCCGCTCAGAAACAGTGGGAGCCAACATGAAAACCATCATTCATGTGAATCAGCACAATGTCAGGGCGAATGCAAAAGGGGCGGACTTACCAGTGCTGACCGTTAAAACATACAAAGCTAATACACGCTGCAACGCTGTATCTGTATTGGGGCCTAGCCGGATTGTCTACAGCCCCAACAAGCCTTTATCTTGCGGGGCGAGAGTATGGATTGAAACGCAAGCGAATGTTGAAATACAAGGAGAGCAAGCATGAAAGAAGACACCACGCCCATCGACCCGACGTGGATGCAGAAGACCGGCGGCTTTGCCCGCGACATGACCATGCGTGATTGGTACGCGGGGTTGGCTATGCAGGGGATGTTGGAAAATTATGTGCGGGATTTTGATTTGCTTGCAATAGAGGCTCAACAAGCGGCAGACGCAATGCTGAAAGCGAGGGATGCGAAATGATTAGCGACATCATCCCTAACCCAGTTCCATACAAAATATACGAACCGCCCAAGCCTGTGGGCTACTGGGTGCTGTACGCAGAGGCTGCATACCAAACCAGTTTTAGCATGTACCACAAGCCAACGCCTGAGCAGATTGAAAACACACACAAGCTGCTGGGCTGGACATGGAAGGATGCGGAATGACTAACGTGACACTACTGGACATCCCATCCGCAAACCAAAAAGTTGTAGGTAAAGACTTGATGGATGAAATCAGGGAAGTTATCAACGCGCCCAAGTATGACCACATGACGGTGGCAACAGTGATGGGTGTGCTTGAGATGGTGAAGCTGCATTACTGGGCACAAATAGTGGAGGATGACATTTTATGAACGCCCAAGAACTTGCTGAACAGGCTGGCTGGAATCAAGGAAACTCATATGATGATTGCATAGCATGTAGCCCATTTGATTTGGAAAAATTTGCCAAGTTGGTAGCCGCGCACACACTGATGAACATTGACCCCAAGTCTTTTATGACTTGGCACGAAGGGTTTGATGCTGGTGTGGCTAAAGAGCGTGAAGAGTGCGCCAAAACTGCTGAAAACTTTCTTGTTGCTTTACAGCGTGACCGAATAAGCATTGCAAACGCAATCAGACAAAGGAGCAAAGCATGAACGATGAAGAAGACAGCGGCGGTGACTTCTTTTTTGACCTATTAAAGACAATCATTGCACTATTGCTTTTTATGATTTTCGTTACCGTGATTGGTAGCATTGTTTGGGGGCTAACATGAAAGATGCTGAAGACGAAGCGTTTGACGAATTGGCAAAGCGGCAAGGTCACTGGGGCGGTGGCTATCAAGCTAAAAGGGCTATGGCTGCGGACAAGTTTTGTGACACACATTGCGTTTGGACTGACCATCATCCTGATTGCAAAATGGCTGCGGACAAACAAGAGCCAGCGCAGGAAAGCTGGAGAGAATTTGCATCTGACTATGAGCGCGGTTTTATTGACGGGATGCAAAAGCAAGCGCAGTCTAGTGTGGACAAGGCGGTCAATCGAATGGCACCGCCAGCGCAGGAGCCTGTGGCGTGGGCGGTACAAGGCTGTTCAAAAATGTGGCGCGGAGAGTTTGCCGAGATTGACGCAAAAGCAGAAGCAAAACGCATTGGTGGGACTTGCGTTGCTTACGCCCTCTACACCACCCTACCAAAGCGCCCGTGGGCAGGGCTGACGGATGAGGAGATTCAAGCTTATTGGGATTGGGAAGATTGGCAGACAGGGGCTGGCCGCTCAACCATATTTGAAATGGTTAGGGACATTGAAGCTAAGCTGAAGAGGAAGAACACATGAAGCTATACAACGTGCCAAGAAACAGCATGATCGTACTCAAAGAGGGTATTGAACTGAGGTTCCACCACATCGACGGTATGTACAGTGTGTGTACAGATGAGGAAGGGAATGTCTATCATATCGGCGCTTCGGAAGAAGTGGAAGTTAAACCAAAGGAAACAGAATGATACCCAAGAAAGAACTTGCGTTAGACAGCCTCACGCGCGTATGCACAGAGGCCATGAACCTAATCAACGAATTGATTAAGTGTGACCAAGAGGCGTACCAAAAGGGCTATGAAGATGGCATGCGGGCCGCGTTAAACGTAAAAAAAACAATAAGCGAAATGGAAGGACATAATGCAGAGTAACGAAATTATTGACTACGCCAAGCCATGTATGGACGCGGAGCAGGCACTGAAGGAGGCACACAACGCGGTGCTGGAGCAAGACTTTGATCTGGCAATGACCAAGACCATGGACGCGGTCATTTGCGCCCGGTTGATGTACGGTGCACTTCGGCACATGAAGGAGAAAAATGACTAATAAACAGGGTCAATTTAGGAAGCTGCTGTCCGAGTGCCCCAAAGGGCTTACGGCCCGACAGATTGCTGATTTGACCCATTCGGAATTGCGGGCTACGCATAACCGGCTGAAGGCCATGGTGGACACCTACATCGTTGGGTGGACCGATGGACGGCCCCGCGCTTTATGGACGGTGGTTATTGCACCACCAGACTGCCCCCGCCCAGAAAAGAAGCCGAAGACCCTGAAAGAGTACGCTAGACGAGACATGAAAAGGAACCAAAATGCTACCACTTGAACAACAATTTAGACTACGCGCTGTGGCCGATAAGTATCGCACCAACTGGACACAAGAGAATGCGCTCTTGGAGGAGGTCATTGCAGATATCAAATTCTGCTACCCCGACAAGTTCCATACCATCCACACCTTGTCTGATCGCAAATTTGCAGGTATGCCGCCGGGAGTAAAACGTGCACGACACTAACCTGATTGACGAGGTCGTAGACCAACTGATGGGGGTCATGGAAGAACTGGCCCGTTCTTACCGGAAGACCAACGGGCTCGATGGGGCCTACGATCCGGAACTTCGTATGGCAGAAAAACTGATTGACGCTTGGAAAGAATCCAAGCAATCCTCTACTTAGCCGATCCCCAGTTTGGTCCGATTTCCACATCGCACCGGCTGGGCACTTCCAGCTTCACCGCAGCCGCCATGATCTCAGCGGCTGCTTCTGCTTCTGCCCTATCCTTTACGCTCAGTGCCAATTCATCATGCACTTGCAGCATGCTGTGAAACCCGGCCTTGTGCAGCGCCACCATGGCCGCTTTGACCTGATCTGCGGCTGACCCTTGGATGAGCCTGTTCAGGCCCTTGTACGTGCCGCTGCGCTTGATCCTCGGGCCGTATTCCACGACAGCTTGTTCACGGGGCAGCGCCTTGTTCACGCCCCACTCCATTGGCTCCCACAAAGGGAACCGGCATTTGCGGCCCAACAGCGTGCGAATCGCACCGTTGGATGTCGGGCTGTCAATCCGCTTCATGACCGCGTTCACCGTTCCTTTGAGGAAGGGCACACCATGGTGAAACTTGGTGATCAATTCATCTGCCTCGCCGATGTGCAGGTCCAACTGCGCAGCCAGCTTGGCTTTGCCCATGCCATACATCATGCCAAGTCCAATGGTTTTGGCTTGTTTGCGGCCAATCGAGGCCATGTCAGCCACCATCTGATGGAAGTCAGTCTTAGGGTTTTCCCTGTACGCATCCACCATGGAATCCGCCCCGGGCAGATCCAGCAAGCTGGCGTAGTGGACCAGCAGGCGCGGCTCTTGGGAGCTGAAGTCGTTGGATGCCCATAGGTCGCCCTCTTCAGGCAGGAATAGGCTGCGCACCATCGGCCCGATGATTTCATGGCGGGCCGGAACCTGCTGAAGGTTGGGGTTGGTCATCGACAGCCGTCCGGTGACCGTTCCGCCGTCATCACTGCGCATCTGGTTTACGTGTGGATGGATTCTGCCCGTCTTCTGGCTGAAATCAAGGTAGGGCTGAAGGAACGTGTTATGGGTTTTGTTAGTCTCCCGCGCTTCGACAATCAACTTGGCAATCGGATGGCCGCAGGAGTCCAAAAAGCTTTTTGTAAAACTTGGTGCGCCGTTCTCGGTCTTTGAGTAAGGCAACCCCAGCTTGTCAAAGGCGAAGGCAATGCTTTGTGGGGTCCAAATATCTACGGTAGATCCCACCATATTCTTCATATGTATATACAACTCCTTTTCCCGCTTCTTCAGCCTTTCAATCAGGATGGTGGCGTTGTGGCGGTCAAACCGGATGCCCCGATGGGTCATGTCCAGCAGCGCAGGGAAGACGCTGGTCTCCAGATCGAAGATGGACTCCACCTCCTCCTGCCGCAGCTTTATCTTGAACGCCTGCCACAGCTTCAGCGTCAGTGCTGCATCCTGCTCGGCGTAGTCGCCTACATACATGGCAGGCAGCTTCCACAATTCCTTTTTGGGGTGCACACCGAAGTCCGCAGCGGCCAGCTTCAGGCCAGCCTCTGATTTGGTCTCCTGTAGGTAGTCATACCCAAGCGCGTTGAGGGAGTAGCTGAAACGATTTTCGTCGATGAGAGGGGCGGCAAGCATCGTATCCACAATTCGCCCGTTGACGTGAAATCCTGATGCTCGTAACCATCCGGCATCGTAGGCTGCGTTGTGCATAACTTTGGTGGAGGGGGTCGCAAGCACGTCTGCAATCCATCGATCGACTCGGCCTTTGTCGAGGTTTCCTCCTCCTTGATGGGCAATTGGAAAGTATCCAGCCCAACCCTCAACAGCAATAGCGTAACCAACAATAAAACCGTCATTGCGAGGCCATCCCGGTCCGAATGACTCCATATTGGGGTCGCAAGTTTCGAGGTCAATTGCAATCTCCTTGGCTGTGGATAAGTTGGGGAAAACTTCAGGGGCAACCCATTCGGTCTGAATAGGGAAAAGTGGCATGGTTTTCATATCCGGAATCCTTTTTCTACGTGCTTTGGCAGCACTAGGTGTAATGTTTGCTTGGCACGGGTAATCCCTACGTAGAACAGCCGGTGGACGTTGTCCGGGTTCCGCGCATATTCTTTGGCGAACTTGGGGCTGAGGTCCATGAGCAGCAGCACGTGGTCCGCCTCCCCGCCCTTTGCACCGTGGATGGTGGACAGACGGATGCGGGGTCGCTGGTTCAAGGGTATTTTGCGGCGCAGCAGAGCAATCAGGTACTCCCGCGTCTCCTCCGAGATCTTGACCAGCGCTTCATGCCAAATGGCATCGGTCAGCAAGCCGTAGTGCGCTTTCAGTTCGGCCATGGTATACAGCGCGGCAGGGTCTCCGCTACGGAATGTCTTGTGTCCCCGGGCCACGGCGCTCGTATCGAGATACCGGTAGATCGTAGCCACCTGCTCCCCGATGATCTGTTGTCCCTTGCGCAGCCGTTCCCAAGCCACGACAGAAGCCGCAATCTGCGGCGGCAGGCTTGGCACCCCGTTGCGCTCAAACAGCACGCCCATGCCTTTCAGCCATGAGTGCACGGGGTTCAGGAGGTAGTTGGTGCTGCCCATAATCAGCCACTCGCCTTCGGACACATCAACGTCCTCGTACCGGTAATAACTGTAGACATTTCCCGCCAACTCCCGAGGGCTCCATACTTTCTCTTGCCGTTCGCGGATGCGCTGCACCACGGCATCGGCCAGCGTATGGATTTTCTGGGGCACACGGTAGGATTGTTTAAGGACGGTGATCTCCCCCTCAAACGCCAAGAAGCTCTTGACATCGGCCCCGGCCCACGTGAACACGGCCTGATCGTCATCCCCGGCCAGAAAGGTGCGCTTGCTGCGCAAGGTCAGCGCTTCCACCATGAGCCATTGCAAACGGGACAAGTCCTGCGCCTCGTCAACAATCAGCACCTCCAGTATGGGCAGGCGGCTGGGCTCATTGACAACCATTTCCAGCAGGTCGGTGAAATCCAGCAGATTGCGGGAGCGTTTGTAATGCCGGTAAGTGCGCTCCACAAACTCAAAGTGATGCCACTCGATGCCCATGTCGGACTGGTTGTAATGTTCGCGTAAGTCAAGGCCCTTGATCCGCGCAATGTTGATCTCGTTCAGGATAGGGTTGTCCGCCTTGACAAAGCCGCTGTCCTCATCGGTTCCCAACTCCAACTCAATCCCCGCTTCTGCGGCGAATT